GACTGTTCAAGTCTCGTACACTGAGCAGCTATCAGGCGTCAAGAACCCAAAGTGGAAGTCTCAGGTGAAGGCGCATGAAAATGCGACGACACCATATACCGCGAGTCGGCTTCGTGTTGCTTTCAGCAGTGGCCACGCCAAGGCTGTTACTAGCAACATGGATCCGGCTCTGGTTCAGACTGAGGAGTATAGTGGGCAACTCGTGCCCATTCTCGCATTCCCCCAAGTGGGAGTGCCCGGTAACTGTGAAAACGATGCGTACTTAGCCTTTGTTCGCAAAGCCAACAAGGAACTCCAGTCCCTTCAAGGGCTTGTTTCTCTAGGCGAGCTTGCAGAGGTTATTCACAGCATTAGGCATCCCCTCGATGCGCTCAAACGTGGGCTTCACGACTATTTGTCGGTGGCCCCGTCTGTAGCGAAGAGGGCGATACGCGGTATCCCTCGGGATATCGATCGGTCTTTATCGGATCGTGGAGTTCTCCACATTCGGCAAGGACAGCGGCGACGGGCTAAAATCCCGGTGTCGCGCGGGACTGCCATAGCTAACGCTTTATCTGGTACCCTCCTTGAGTATCAGAATGGTTGGTCACCGTTGATTAATGATGTGAAGGCGGCCTCGAAGGTACTCGCGGAGCATTTTAACCCTTCTGGGGTTAGATACCGGAAGATTTCCGGCTCCGCGAACGCAGAATCGCAATTCTTGCCCGGTGACATGGTGGTGACGAACCCCATGTTTGGCGGACACATTGCATTCTGGTCGATGACTAATGAAACGCGTAAAGCGTCTTGTAAAATCATCGGTGAGGTCGTGATCCGATGTGATGGATCGGCTAGCAGCTTGGCTCGGAACGCTGGCTTCTCATTGGCAGGTTTCGTACCTACCATATGGGAGCTTTTGCCCTTGTCATACGTTGCTGACTGGTTTACTAACATCGGGTCGACGTTGGAAGCTTACGCTTTCAACACTGGTGCCGTCTCTTGGTTTTCCAAAACCATTCGATTGAGAGGCATCACACACACCGTTGGCATCTACCGCCCCCCAGGGGGAGATGGCTCTACCGCCGGTGCGTACCTTCAGTACGATTGTAGCCCAGGTGCGGTCGTTCTTGAGCTTACTAACGTGCAACGCCTTGATACCCTTGACTGGACGCCTTCTATAGCGTTTAGTCTTCCAGGGTCAGGCCTGTTACGTAAACTGTCAAATGTGACAGCTTTGTATGCTCAAGCGCGATCGTCTTCGAGGCAAATCAGCCGCCTCCTTAATGGCTGATACTTAGATGGAGTTACGCAATGTCAATCTCTGTGAGTTCCCCAGTTACGGGTGCCGCACAGACGAACCTGACTGACCCGACCTACACGGTTTTGGTTGATCAGGCTCCGGACGTGAACGCGAAACAGTGGTATGTCTCGGCTCTCGGTGGCACTCAGTCGAGTGTCCGGATCCATGCTGCCTCTGATCCGTTCACCATCAGCTTCTGGAAGGACAAGATCATCAAGGTCTTGGGCCAACGGGGGTTGAATGGTCAGTACGCCAACGTTCCTGTCAATAAGTACAAGACGATCACCCGAAAGGGGACGTACGTCGCCAGCGATCAGCCGGCGCGAGTCACGATCATCCGTACTGAGATCGAGGTGCCTGCGGGTGCCGAGCTTTACGACTCGGAGAACCTTCAGGCAGCTCTGTCGCTGCATATTGGCGCCCTTACCCAGCAGTCCGCTGGGTTGGGTGATTCGGTCCGCGCCGGCAGCCTGTAATGGGCGGTCGGAAGCGGTCCGTTTGGCCAGTCGTGGCCAGGCGTGCAGCAGCAGTGGCGACAGCCATCCTTGCTGGTTATGCCCTCAAAGGCGTGATCAACTGGGTGGATGTTGTTTCTGCAGTGATAACTCCGGTCGAGTAGTTTTACTCGGTTGGGGTGAAGGTGAGGCTCCGGTCTCATCTAGGAACCCTAGTACTGACTAACGGAGAACTGTGTGGAAGCTAATTCCCGCGCTCTTTACGTTTCCCTTCAAAGGGACTTGGAACGTCCTTTAGCCTCCGGGTTGGAGGACATCGAGGCAGCAGCCGGTTCTCTTCTGAAGAGTCTTCTGAAGAAATTCGAAGACGACTCAGATGGAAAAGCCGACCAGCGCGCTCTCGATAAGTTCGTATCCGTTAATGAACGGTGCGGGCAATTCAAGATGGGCGAGATGCATGAATGGGAATGGATGATGGTCGGACAAGTACGAAAGTACCTCTACCACTTCTTCCATCCTTCCAGTGTCGGGCATATCCTTGACTGGCCCAGCGTGTTTCGACATGCTAAGGCTGGTCCGGGTGCCTCCATTGGGGCAAGGGGCGAAGACTTCTATACGAAGCACTTCGACTCCCCCTTGACCTATACGCATCGCGCTCGCTTCCTCGTGACGCTTTACCAGCGTCATATCTCGGATTCACCCATGTGGAAAAGCGCTGAGATTTTGCGCCAATCCCGTCATGGTTTCCGAGAGGTTGAAGGGTCAAAAATGTCAACGGTTCCGAAGAACTGCGACATAAGTCGGACGATCTGCACCGAGCCGTCGCTCAACATGTTTTATCAGTTGGGCGTCGGCGGGTGCGTTACTGACCGACTGCGCGCATGGGGC